AATCTTTTATTTTCTTCATCCTTTTTGAAAGCAAGGATGGTGTAGTTTCGTTTGACTAACTCTTCAACTGTTTCATATGAAACATTGTAACAAAGCATGGCCTTTGTGCCTGTGAAACCACTTTTATCTAACGAGTTCACCCATGGTTTAATTTTATCAAAATCATATCCAGTAATACTACCAATCACTATATCATTCATAACAACTCCAATTATTAATTAAATTCTTTAAATCTTTTTATCTTACGACCTTGGCCAGGTGTGTCACTCTTATATGTATTCACCAATGTAGCAGTACCATCAGCGCCTGCACCAGATTTTGGTAATATATCAGGACTAATTCCTTCTTGTACACTCTTATGCAACTTCATGCCTGTAACATCTTGCACCAGTTTCCATGCATCTTTTGCTTTCTTATTATTAATAAGAGATTGTAACATCTTTTTCTGCTCAGGTGAAGCCTTTTGTTGAAACTTTACCAGTTCCATAATGCCAATGTTGCCAGTATAACCCGCCTCGGTTATTTGTTCCATTAACAATCTTGATTTTGCTATTCTTTGAATTGCTTCTGACATTTTATCCTCTAGTCAAGGTAAGAATCTTTTGTATCTGCGCTTCAAGAATTGGTTTTCTATTCGGCCAATTAATATATGGTTTATCTGCCGTTTTTAAAAGATTCGTTAAGAATGGCATGATAAGTTTTTCTACTTGTGTCAATCGTGTTTTGTATTCTTCAACTGTCTCATCTTTTTCGGCAATAACTGCATTGTATTCTTCTTCGGATGCAACAGAGAATCCAAAATCGTTATCACCATACTCAGCAATAATTTTGTTTATATCATATGATGGCATTATTTACTCCAGTTTTTCTGTGCAGTAAAATTCAAATGACTGAATTCTAATCTATCAACCAACTTAACTGCATTACCTTTTAGTCTATCAACTGCAACAAAACCTTCAGGATTTGTTACTTTAAAACCATCTTCAGTTTGTACGAATGTGCTTGTTACTTGTCTTAGTTGTTGCAATTTTTTAATAATCATATTCTTGGCATCAACCATCCCGTTTTGCATATCAAACATTTTGATTAGGTCATTTGAACTGCCACGAATAGTACGCATGATTTCATTCTTAATCATGGTTTTCGCTCTCTTTGTTTTCTCCATCTTTGCAGAAACAATATCTTTATTTAATTTCTCTTCAACCCATTTCAGTAATTCTCTCACATGGGCAGTTGTATTTGTAATCTTTTGACCTTCTCTAACTTTGGTGTTGTTGAAAGTTTTAATGTATTCTCTAACAGTATCACTTGATGATATTCTATTGATAGACATTGCATTTGTTTGTTTGAATGTAGAACCAACAGTAGACAAAATAGAGGTGATTGTTTTTGTTTCTTCTTCTGTAAATGATGCAGTACCAGATGCATCGGTAAAATATGCATCACGAAACCAAACATCTTTAGTTGGTGTTAAATTCTTAATGTCAATATTGAATGATGCCTTCATATCTGCAAATGTTTTGCCTGTGTATGAAGTATGAAACACAACACCCATCTGTGCGGCAAGCATTGTCTTTGCAAGTTTAGAATCTGAAGGTACTGCATACACTAATGTGTTTGGTTGAAATGTAATGTAGTCTTCACCATCAAGTGTCTTATTTGATAAATCACCTTTTGCAAACATCATATCACCTTGCAGAACACCTTTGATGCCAAGTTTTGGTAGATATCGCAATGCAACTTTTAATTTTACATTAAGACCTTCACCTGGATGATTTGTGTCAATATCATCATCGGTATAATTCAACTTTGCATTTGCATTGAAGACACCTTTTGTACCAACAAAGAATTTATTATTATCGGGATTAACACCACAAAAGATTGCAGGTGAACCATCCCATTTTGTTGTTACATTTACTTTTGTTTGTGAATGACCTGCAAGCATATCTCTCAATGCCTGTAAGAAATTAATTGCATCTCTGGCGCCCGCAACACCACGATTGAGAATCTCATCCTCAATATGTTCTAGGTGAAGATTTGCACCTTCTTTTTTTGCTTCGGTTAAGTATTGTGTGAAGTTCATTTATTGTAAATACCTTTACCAACTTCTAAGTAGAATTTTGCTTCATTTGCTGGCGGTGGTCTTAGTTTTGTTCTTATTTGAAAAATTGGAATGTCAGTATCTTCAGTTTTAAAAATTAAATTATTTCCTTTAACTTCCACAACCAATTTTGATGTTTTTTCAAGTTTATCGAAATACTCTACAGTAATTTCTTTCACTACGCCTCGTTGTACATCAACAACATTTGCTAAGTCAGAACCAAAAATACTTTTTCTTAAAAAAGCATATGCCGGTTTTGAAAAATTTGAGTCTTTCGATTTTTTAACTATCTCATTTTTTAACTCAGTATACATTTCAACTATCAATTTAAATTTTGCTTTTTGTTCAATAGCACCATTAAAGGGTTTGCTAAGTCTGATAAAATCTTCTTCTGCATTCCAGTCAATTTTCATAGCTTTTGCAAAATCTAACATACCACGATAAGGTGATAAATTTGCAACCGTAACGCTTTCAGATTTAAGTGAAAATGGTAAAGATCCGGATATTATTTTTTTATTAGAATTTTTTAATGTGGCATAAACTTCTAATGTAACATCACCTTTCAATTCCCCCCCACTTGACTCTCCTGCAATGCCATCGGCGATAACTGTAAATGTCACATCTTCTGATTTATTATTATCTAAAAAATAATTCACAGCACCATTAGCTTTTTTTGCAAAATTTGCTGACTCCAAAGACTTGATTAATTGATTAATTTTCATATCAATTTTACCAACATCTCTAAATGATTTATATAACACCTCATATTCTTTATCAAAAGCGCCTTGAACAGATTGAGGTTTTAGACGCATTTCAAATCCAACATTAAATAAATCTGGAGGATTTTTACCATTCTGTCTTTTGAGTTTTGAAGCTACGGTATATTTAAATCTTCCTTTGCTAAACACTTTTGTGTCGATTTGTGTGCGAATTTTATTCAATGCATTTTTATCTACTTTTCCATAAGCCAAATACAAAGATAGAGCAATTGTGAAAAGACCTTCAACTATGTCTCCCTCATTTAATTTTGCCATTATAACTCCGTAAAATCTATGTTGTTGTTAAATTGCACATCAGGCTGTAAGTCAAAAAAATCAACAAGGTTATGTACACCACTCTTTAAATATTCATACACTTTTTGAAAAAGATTCATTAAAAAGTTTTTAAATCTTTCAAAAATACCTGTAATGATATTTTCTGTTAGTAGTGTGCCATTATAATATTCAAATTCTTCTTCTAACTTTTTTACACCAATAGCAACAACCGACCAGTATTTGTATTCGCCAGTTTTAACACCTTTTGATTTTATAGATGTTGATTTGAATCTAACTGTGACATTTGCTTTTTGAGCAACTTTATTTAAAAAAGCTTTATTTGTTGATTTATATAAATGTGATACATCACCATTTGAATCACTTGATAGAACATAGTCGGCATATGCATCCGATTTTGAACTGAATTTAACTTCACCAGTTGTTGCTTCTCTAACAAAAGCTAAACGAAAATCTTCATTTTCAAAAGCCTGTTTCATCAATAATTTAACATCATTATTTACTTTATTTGCTTGTGCAAGGAATTTATCTTTACCTTTTTTTAATTCAGCATCTACTTTATCTTTAGCAATTCCACTTTTGGTAAGTGTGTTTAGTTTTGCCCAAATTTCTTGAAATAAATCTGTATTAACATCAATTCCAGATTTATACATTGAATTGAGTGCCGCATAAAATGTTGCGGTTGATTCGTTTGGACCACCAGACATAAGTTGTGCTGGACCCATTTTTACAGATATTCTGTTATCACCAATAAGAATATCTGTTTTTGGAGTTTTTGTTGAACCTGGAACAGATTTTGGCAACCAAAATTTAGACCACTCTGAAGTAACATCAACTTCTTTTGTTGCTAATTTTGAAGCTGTTTTACCAGTAATGTTTTGTGTCTTTAAATACTTAACAATTTTCTTACCAGCATCTGGTGCAATAGTTGAAGTCTTTGGTCCAGGTTTTCCGTTCCAAGCGGCTACGATGACTTCTTCAAAAACTGCACCCTCAGTTTTGTCTTCTTTTAGATAATTTTTAAATGAACCCATGAACACTCCGTTATGTAATTCTTATATTTATCCGAAGAAATTGTCTAGGGCACCAGTATTCATATAGTCATTTACAAGATTAAATTCATCTTTTTTCTTACTGAAACACCAGATTGGTTCAATGTAAATCTTATGCATAAACTCATCTAAGTTCTCAACATTCTTTGGTCTTTGCATAATTCTCATACCCATCTGACCACAGAAGGTTGCACCTCTTTCAGTAAGATTATCAATCAAATCATCACTTGCATAGTATCTCTTTGTCTTAATCTTTGGATCCATGATGTTGACGAATTGATAACCATTGTCACTCAAAGAATCAAATGTCTTTTGATTTACAGGCAGATAGAAACCATCTCGCCATTCTTCATAAGTTGTATATCTTGCCCATGATTGTTCATTTGAATGTTTGCCTGTTGTGTTATACTTCTCTGTTGCAAAATAAGGCGGTGAAGTAAACGCACAATCAATTTTAGGCAAAATAGAATAATCAAAGTCTTCTGCTGGGCATCTATGAATCTCAACTCTTTTGACACCTTGAACAATGAAGTGCTTATCATCTTTCACAGTTTTTGGGCGCCCACCAAGGAATCTTTCATAGACTAAACATTGTTCATAATACTTTTCAAATGTTTGGTCATTAGGATCTGTGCCATAATACTCATCGGCATCTGACGAATAGAAACCAGCCAATCTATCACCCCAACCACAAGATGAATCAAATACAGTTTTTGCATTTGTAATTTGATACAGAAATTTTGCGACTTGTGGTTTAAATTGTGTGGCAATATAGGCACTCAATCTGAATGAAGAGATATAGGAACTAACTGATAGTTCTTTGTTACCCAATCGCCACAATGCAAGAAATACACTTCGTAGATTATCGTTGTTGTCCCATCGGAAAATAGGAGACTTGTAACCCCATGCATCACAATTGTATCGCAACTCTTGGTGAAAGTAATTACTCACATTGTTAAATTGTGAGCCCATTTGAATGACACCAAGACCATGAGTAGCATATTTTTTACCATAGTCTTCAAACTTCTCCAACACTAAATCTTTCACTTCGTCATGCTGTTGAAATGTTGTCTTTAAATCAGACAAAGATAAATCCCAAAAAGACTTCTGCATATCTGCAAAAGAAATATCTCTTAATGGGCAAGGTGGTTTTGTTTTTACAATGATATCAATCAAGGCTGCAACAATGGTCTCTTTATCAAATTGTGCATTGATATCAGACCATTGTTGTTCATTCAGAATTGGAACGCCATTCTGATTACGATTGTCAAGTAAGTATTGGTTTAAGTTCATTCAAAGTCGTAAGATGATTGCATCATCAAAGTATGTTTGCCCATTTCAAATAGACCAACACCACCAAGGAAATCTTTGCAACAGGTTGTAATCACAACTTCACCTTCAACATCTAAAGATGAAATGGCAAATTCTATAATCTCATCATCAACAATCATTTGACGAAAATTATCTATGATTTCAAGCAAGTCTTTTTTATAATCTTGTTTCTCAGCCTGTTCTTTAGTAATTAAACTAAGCACTTTTTTATCTGTCATACTTTCATTCCCTCAAAGTTTTTTTTAAACTTACCCTCTCTGTTACCGAAAGTGTTTAGTGGTTTATCTTCTTGCCCAGCATCTACAATATCAGCCTGTGCGGATGGTTCTGCATCATACAATCTCATCTTTGCACGGTCAATACCCAAAACAAATCTCTTGTAATCATTTGGATCACCATAACGATTCTTCAACTGTTTAACAAGAATCTGACCCAATGCTTCAAGTTCTTCATTAGTTACTAACGCAAACATAAAGTCAGCAGTTGCAGGTAAACCAAACGATTCACTTGTATCTTCTAGTCCAGGATCCGATGAGGAGAAACCAGACCTTGTTGTTTGTGTCGCACTTACAATCGGCAAAGCATTTTCTACTGCAAGACCTCGTAACTCTTCAGCGATAGACTTGATATATGAATAACTGTTTACATTTGCACCAGGTTTAATTCTAGCAGAACAACAGATATTCAAATAATCAATGAATATGATATCAGGTTTAAAGTTCTTCTTAATCGCCAAGTCATTCAACAATGCACGGAAGTGTAGAACACTAGCACTTGCAGTTGGATATTCTTTGATGATTAGTTTGCCATGTGTCTTACTCTTCAACGCAGAAAACTTTCTTTCATAGTCTTCTTTACTAAGTGTGTGTAACTCATTCAAATCTATATTTAGCAAATTTGCATCGATTCTTTCAGCAATCTTTTCTTCTGCCATTTCCATTGTGATATAGAGTACATTGTGGCCTTGTGATAAACAACCAGATGCCACATGACACATAAACAAAGATTTACCAACACCAGTACCTGCAAGTGCAATGTTTAGTGTTTTGATTGGTAAACCACCTTTTGTAATCTTA